CCAATGCGTTATCCACTGCATTACAGACCGCATCAAGAGCTTGTTGTTCTTTTTTTGATTCAGCGGCAAGGCGATGAGATAAGTCTTCATATCTTTTTTTCAAAGAAAATTCTTTCTTTTTATAATCATTTTCCAATTCCTTATACTGATTGTTATAATCAGCGACACGTTGAGAATATTCTTCTTGAAGGTCTATTAAATGTTGTTGTTCAGATGATATTTTTTCTTGTATATCACCCCATTGAATTAATTCAGTCATTTCAATACTACGATATTTTTTATGACGCAAATAAACAAGAACCAATGCAACAATTAAAGGAATTCCATATGCGAGTGAAAAAGCGCTTAGAATAACCATAAATAAAGGACTGAAATAAAGAGGCGCTTCTTTAAAATTGGTAGGTAATTTCATTGATTACATCTCCCTTGTGTTTATATTTATTGTATTTTAAAACTTACGCCGCATTTCTACCACCTTGCCAATAATCTGAATGGGGAGAGATTCGATGTCATGGTTGGAGTAGAAGTGGGGCGTATATACGGCGACATTATGACCGATGAGTGTGATGCCAGCAGGACTTTCTTTTATCTCTTTGACAGTGGCATCATTTCCATTCACGAGAACAATGGCAATATCTCCAGAATCTACGGTTGGCTGTCTTTTGACGATGACGATGTCGCCGTTGCGCAAAGTGGGTTCCATTGAGTCCCCCTTAACTTGCAGTGCGAAGAAATCGCCTGTTGCGGCGAGTTCCGGGGTAATTTCTTCGTAGTCTAATATTTCTTCGACAGCATCTATGGGGATGCCAGCTACGACGCGCCCTAGAACAGGGATTCGGACACCTTTTTTATTTCTAGGTTGAGTAGTAACTCCTTTTAGCAAATAGTCCGTTGTGACATGAAAAAAATCAGCTAGTGCGACAGCTTCGTCATCTCTCAAAGGCCGTTTGCCCAGTTCAATTCTATTAAGGACGATACGATTCATACCTATAGCGGCCGCGACTTCTTTTTGTTGTAAGTTTTGCTCTTTTCTTAGCTTTGTAATTCTCTGCCCAGATGTCATATTTATCACCTCTCAATATTTACAATTTGTAACTTAGTTCAATTATAGTAGTTACAAATTGTAAAATCAATTAAAGTTATAATTTGTAACTAAACATATTGACAAGTTACATTTTGTAAATTATAATGACGATATAGGAAGTTACAAAACGTAACTATCATAAGGAGGTGATACAATGCCAAAGGTTAATCTAAAGTTTATTAAAAAGAGAAGATTAGAACTTCATATTACACAAGCTCAAATGGCTAAAGCATTAGGACTTAGTTCATCTTCTGGGTATAATCATTACGAAAATGGCAATCGCCGCTTTACCGCTGATTTTATGCCAATAATGGCAAAAATACTTAAGTGCAGCATAGAAGAACTATATACTTAATTTTTTTATTTTGAAAAGTTATGAAATGTAACTACAAGCTGTAAAAAAGAAAAAAGAGGGGAAATGATGAAGCTAAAAATTATAGCCATCGTGCTGTTCGCACTTGCGTCCCTGGGCATCGAGTACTGGATCTACGACACCGGGATGCTCAAGGAGCACATGACGTTTCTGGAATTTCTGTTACTTATCAGTAGAAGTTAAGGGAGAGTAATGCAAGGGAGGTGTAGAGAATGACGCAAAGAAGGAAAGATTTTAAAACAAACAAGCCAGAATCCATGATGCCTCTAGTAAGGGATGCTAGTGAATTTATATTTGATACTAAAAAACAAAGACCTATAGATAAGAAAGAAATAAAGACAAGCATTGGAGAAGAAATTTTTCGGGAAAGACTACAGCTATCAAGTAATGATGAGGAGAAAGATATAGTTCTTTTTGAAGGTGACCCGGTAAAACATAGTAAGCTTCCGGTAGTCGTAAGAGATTGGATTATTTATATCCGTATCACCAAAAATACTACTTGGTATCTGGGAATTCCGCCATACTTTGTAATCGGTTCAAGATGGGTAAGCGATAACGGTTGCTCAATTGAAGATGAATGGATGGATGGCATTGATGCCGTTGTATTTGGCTTGGGGATTCTTTTAGCAGTTTTCGGGATAGCTCTACAGATATTAGTCTGGATTTACCGGTAATAGAAAGGGAGCGAAAAAATGAATAAAAAAGAAAAAGAAATTCTGGAAAAGCGGGTATTAGAGAGCGAATTGGAATGTCTGGAAGCGGAAGAAGATATGAAGAGCGATAAGAGCAAACAAGCTCGGATGCTGGCGATGGAAAAGAAGATGGCGGCCAAGGAAGCGGCCCATATCTGCCAACTGTTATTGCCAGGCACGAACATTTTTCAAATCAAAATGGACGCTATGGAAAAATTCAAACTGACGAAGGGGATGTAGGAATGAACATTTTCTTTAGCGGTCAATTTCATTATAGCGGAAAGGAGATGGATGACCATGAGTAAAGGGTTCGGAATTGAAATAAAAAGAGCCCGTAAAGGGGCAGGCTTCACGCAGGAGCAGGCAGCGGAAGCATTAAATGTTTCCGTGCGAACGTATGCCAAATACGAAGGTGGTGAAATCCTGCCGTGCGATGACATGGTAGCAGCCATGATGCAGGTTTTCGATAATCCTTGCCTGGGATATACCTATCTCTCGCAGGAATCGGAAGTCGGCCGGCTGATTCTGCCGAAAATCGGCAAACTTCCAGGCGTTGCGGCCGGGGCCATGCAATACCATATCGCCTTGGCAGAAGCCAATAACGACTCGATGAAGCTGGAGAAAATATGCTGTGACGACAAAATCGACGCCTACGAAGCCTTAGCGATACAGCCACTCATCGATAAGATCTTTGAATTAGCAGGACGAGGGCTGACACTTTGGTTAACGTGTCCGAAACGGACACAAAAAAAGAGCCGCCCGGCGGCAACCGGACGGCCCTAAGGAAAAAGTTGATAACCACATTATAACATGAAGCGATGGAAATGAACAAGGCATAGGAAGGAGATAAATATGAAGGTAAATAAAGAAAAAGAGCCAATCACGCTGGAAGGGCTCTTTGAAGAAGTGAATGAATTGAAGGTATTGATTATGTATGTCATTGGATGCCAAGCGGCCATAGAATCGATATTACAAGCCAATGGAATAACATCTCATAAGAAAATAAATGCGCTGGCTATTGGGTCGCTGAAACAACAGAAGGAACTTATGCAGCAGGCTTTGTGCAAGTTAAAAGAAATTTCCGACCCAAAGATGTAGGCTTAAAAAAGCCAGAATCCATACTCACTAAACCTTTAGCTAGTAAATCATCAGCAGTTTGTTTATTGAACACGCGGAATTTAATTAATAAATCCACCAAGTCATTTTTAATTTTCTTTATCTTTATTGGTGGGTCACTGCTGAGGTTAGGAAGTTTGTAAATTAAGCCAAGGCGCTGAAGATTAACCAAACTCGATGTTATTTGAGTATAGCTGTCTTCGTATCCATCAATGAAGCAAAACGGCTCAGATAGATTTAACATGATACCGCGCTCATTGCGAAATACTAAGAAATAGTATGACAAAAAGTCTGATTTTCCTTTATCCAAGATAACGGCATCTAACGAATCAAGTTGGGCAATTATGTCAGGAAATGATGGATGAACGAGATTCGTCTTAGTTTTATCAGAAGCAGAGGCCAGAAGATTGCTGTACATCTCATAAATTTCCTTTTGTTCAAAACTACGTTGCACATTTTGTAATACTGGAACAGAAATAGAAGGTTGTGGAGGAATTCGATTTTGGGCTTCAACCTTCCGAATGGATTCACTCAAAAAATTACCATATCTTTCCAGCAAATAATCAGCGGACTTACCCATTACAGCGAAAGGGAGTGTAGCGATTTTTAAAGCCGAGATTACTTGATCTAATTCAGTGCCCAGTGTTCTTGCTGATGGTTGTAGGCTGTCTTGGTAAATATCTTTTGACAATTTAACAACCATATCACGTATTAATTTATCGGTATCCATGGAAATCATCTCCTTCGCTTTCATTATAGCATGAAGAAATGGGGATAAACGAGGTATAGAAAGGAGATAAATATGACGACTGATGAAAAGCGTTTATTGGAAAAGATGCTGCCGATTATGTGTCGCGGGTATCGTGGCTACATAGAAGAAAAAATTGGCATGTATTGTGACATGAAAGAAAACAGGCCGGCCGATGACGAATACCGGACCCGAACCCGTATAGAAGAAGGATATTTTAACGCCTGCTTTGATGTTATTACGGTCTTTACGGGCAATGCAAGAGAGGCCCAAAAAGTATGGATGGATGCCTTGGAACGGTATGGCCACATCGACCCTTGCATGCTGATGGACAGGGAATTCAGAGAAAGATTGCAAAAGACAAGAGTGCTTGTGGACTTCGAAAGAGCCTTAGCGGCTGCGGGCAAACACTTTGAATTGCATTTAATTGACAATGATACCGTGGAGGTCATTGATTTAAATTCTAAGGCCACACGGCGTGTGAACGTCGCTTGCGATAATGCGGCAGCTATGATGTATGACATTTTTCGCCAGGCCGGAGATTGGATCCTTTAATATGCACGACGAAAGGAGATGGCGATATGAAAGATATTCGGCCAGGACTACTGGAGTCCGACAGGGTTTACAGCGCCAGGGCGCTGGCCAAAGTGCTGCATGTATCAGTGCGGACAATCTATAATCTCGCATCTCGCCGCGAATTGCCATTTGTAAAGATAACGCCGGAATCGGACATGCGTTTTCCGGGCTGGCAGATTAAGCAATGGCTGGATGCGAAAATCGAAAAATAATGAATGGAGGGAAAACGATGAAAAGAGAAAGGCATATTGAACGGTTTTTACTTGCCCTGGCGGTGGCTTGCAGTGTCGGTCTGTATGTAGGCCATTCACTGGGAGAAACCGTGAAAGCCCAGGAAGATGCCCAAGTCCACATCGTGGACCAGGGAGAAACACTGTGGGAAATCGCCAGGCCCATTGCGGATGAACGCGGTATGGATATCCGCGAAGTCATCTATGAAATCAGCGTGAATAACGATATCAATAGCACTGATGACATCCGCCCAGGGCAGCGGTTAGTTATTAATTTCTGAAAGGCAGGTGAAGAGTATGAAATTCGGAAGGTTTAAACCCGATGAAGAAGAAACAGAACACATTGCTGGCTTCCGTTTTGGCGCTGTAGACGTAGTGCACTATTGGTTCCATTTTGCCAATGGCTATACGGGCAGCGTCATCCAAGGCGGAGGATACACATATGGCGGAGAGCAAGGCTTGTGGGAACTGGCTGTATTAAGGGATGGGGATATTGATTACGACAACCCGGTAACGGCCGAAACAGGAGGAATCTTGGGTTATTTGGATGACAGCGAAGTAGCCGAAAAGCTGGAAGCTATAGAAGCATTGCCAGCTGGGATGAAGAGGAAGAAAAGGAGGCATGTCTGATGCGATGGGTAGATGTGAATGAGCAGTTACCCATTCCGCAGCGGCGTGTGCTGGTAGCGATGCACGCCGGGACGGAATGGGAATTCAAAGCTGTGGGCATATATTGCCATGATCATTGGCTCGTGGACGGCGAAGCGCGGCTTATCCCGTTGCAAGAGGTGCAATATTGGGCGCCGATTGCGTCGACGCCAAGGAGGGGAAAATAACGTGAATATTATGCCGATTGACGAAGCTTATGAGAAAATACTCTGCTGTGCTATGCGCTATGCCCTGGGACGGCGGACGCACATCGTCTATGAAGTCGCTGACTATATCAAGAAGGTGTTGCCGGCACTGAGCCTGGACACGTTGATGATCATGCAGCAGGATATCGAAAATCAACACGGATTCGGCGATGAACTGGATGAAAAACGTTGGATGATGTTATACGTCGATATCCTCAACGAAATCAAAAAGAAATACGCCTGTGAAATGAGGGAATAGCCATGAAAAAACAGGATGAAAGCAAGTGGTTCCGGCGGATGCAGAACCGTAACGTCCATCAAGACATTGCCCAGGAGGCCATCAAGCTGGCAGCAAAAGAAATCCATGCCGGACATTGGCACGGGTACGCCGAGGAAATATATTACAAAGATGGCTTTCCATGCATCCGCTGGCAGGATGGACATTGTGCTCATTACAACATCGTCAAGGGAACGGTATACTAATGGACACTTGTCCGCTATGCGGCCAGCCGACGCACAGTTGGATCTATTGCCGCAAATACAAAATGGACATCTGCCAGGACCACTGCGAAGATTGTCCGTGGTTCATGGGAAAAATGTTATGGAATTGCCGCTATTCAGAGAGGAAGAAAACACATGAAAATCGCTATTTACAACCTAAAAGGGGGCGTCGGTAAGACGGTAACGACGGCGAATCTGGCCCACCTTTATGCTACACAACGAACGCATCACGTGCCTGGCAGTCATCGCGGCCAGGCACCGCAAGTACTCATGATTGACTGTGACCCGCAAGGGAATCTGACGCAGTTCTACAAACGGTACGACCAGTCAGCCCCGTGTGGGATGCGGGAAAAAGAAGTCATCGGCACGGACTGGCCGTTTCTGTCGCTCATGCCGGGGAATATGGATTTGTATGAACTGGAACGCAGTTATTACGAAAGCAAGACCGTCGACGCCCTGGCCGACATCGGCAGCGGATATGATATTGTCCTCATCGACTGCCCGCCGGCACTGAACATGTTGACCATTAACGCGTTGAGCATCGCGGACTTCATCGTCATCCCTGTACGGCTGGACGCCTTTTCCAGCCAGGGGCTGGTGGAACTCGACACACAGCTTCAGGATGTCCTGCAAATCAATCCGGATCTCCAATTGCTGGGCGTGCTCATCACGCATGACGAACGGACGACGCTGAGCGACGAAGCGGAAGGGCTGCTAAGAGCCAGATTTCCTGTCTTCGATACGAAAATCAACCGTAGCCGTTGGATCATCGACAGTACATTGATGTGCAAGCCGCTGGCCGAATTGAGCATGACCCTCAAGCCGGCATGGCAATATCGAAAATTAGCCAATGAAATCATAAAGAAGGTGAAAGAATGAGTTTAATGGAAAACATGGGACTCGTCAACAAAGACAAAGACCGGACTATCAAGCAGATTCCGGTCAACCTGCTCGTAGAGAATCCGGATAACTTTTATATCGTCGGCGATGTAGAAGAATTGAAGAACTCGATTATCGCCGCCGGCGGCGTCCGTCAGAACTTGATTGTCGAACCGATGAAAGACGGACGGTACATGATTGTATCCGGCCATCGCCGGTGCAAGGCCGTCAAAGAGCTGCTGAAAGAGCAGACCGTGGGGATTCCCGATACCGTACCTTGCGAAATCTCTACGGACCATTACGGAAATCAACTACTGCTTATCGATACGAACAGTACGTCCCGGGATTTGACTGCCTGGGAACGGGTCGAGCAGTATAAACAGCTCAACAGCCTGTTCAAATATGGCGTCATGACGAATCAAATCAGCGGCCGCAAGCGCGACGCGATTGCCAAGACGCTGCATGAAAGTACGACCAATATCGCCCGATACTCAGCCATTTCCAACAACCTGCGGAAATATTACGCAGACTGGATGAAATCGGGCAAACTCGGTATTTCTGCGGCCTATGAATTATCTAAATTAACGCCGGACCAGCAGAAAGATTTCTATGAACAGCACATGGATGACGATGAAATTACATTGAAATCTATCGAAGACTTCATTCATCCGGCACCGGAAGAAACGCCGGACCAGGAAGCGGCTGTACAAGAAGAAGCAGCCGTGCAGGCAGAAAGACCGGAAACAGACGAAGAAGATCCGGAAGATATTTCCGCTGATGATGAAGCGGAAGACATCGAAGAAGTCCCAGAAGAAGCGGACCAGGAAGAAACGCCAACAAAAGATGAACCCATCACATGGGAAGAATACATGGAATTGCGAAAAGAATACAAGAAGGTCATGAGAAACATCATGGATAAACATCGACTCATAGATGATTATGTAGAACTGGAAAAGAATGGTACGTACACCCAGATACAGATGATACACAACATGCAGTGGGCCACCAGCGCTATGTATAAGCAGCTGGACTACCTGATGGAGCTGGTTGATAAGATGAAGGTGGTGAGAGGACATGCAGAAAAGTAAGAAAAGAAACTTAGAAATCGGAAGCAATGCCGGCGAAACGACAACGGCAACACTCGTATTCATGGCCCTTCATGATGACTATGGCTTCGGCCAAAAACGGCTGGAACGAATCAAAATGAAATGCAATGAATATAACCGGCAGGAAATAAAAGAAGATCCTACATTCCAGGGGACGGCCTTAATTGCGATGAGGCAGAAAATGGAAAAATTAGGGGTCAGCGAACGGCTGGAACGGGACTTCATCAACTGGATCATATCCGGAGTGGGATTGAGTGGACGCTATCAGCGGACGTCGGCTATGGCCAGCGTCGAAGCGTCTTACATTCACCTGTTCCTGGCGATTCACGAATTGTTTGGCTTCGGAGCGCAGCGCCTAAAAGCCATTCAACAGAAAATTAAATTCTATGCCGGCTGTATCCGCGAAGGAGAGCCGGGGATTGAAGAATTTATGAAATGTATGGCTGTTGAATGTGGCCAGGTATATCCGGGGCTGATTGCCTGCGAAGAAAAGTACGGAGAAGTAAAGATTTACGGATAAGGGGTGGGAATATGATTTGTCCTTGCTGTGGCCGGGAATTCCAGGCCAAGGGAAATGGAAAGTATTGCGAATCATGCCGGCATCGCATCTTAGATGAATATACCAAGTGGCGGCGTATGAAGACGAGAAAAAAACTAAAGAAGTGCATCGTATGTGGGCGGCCACTGGAACACTACACATCGCCATATGTGTGCAGCCGTGAATGTGGGAATATTGCCAAGAATATCTTGAATACAGAAAAGAAGCGGCTGTCACGGCAGGCGAATAAGCAGTGGAAGGAAAAGATGTGCTATGGGAATGGGGATGAAAAGCCCGTACCTCAGCGCAAACTCAAGAAGCCGTTATCGCCATTGGGACTTGATATTGAACAGGCGAAACTTCACCACATGGACTATCCGACGTGGATGAACAGCAAAGAACGAAAGGAATGGAAAGCACAATGCACGTAACAGATCATGAACTCAGGGCCATGGTATGGCGGGGCATGATTATCATCAGCATTTTATTTTGGGGCGGATTTATTTATATTCTGGCCCACATCTTAAATTAAAAAGGGACAATGGAAACGTTCATTATGAGCGTCTCCATTTTTCCATATATTATGTATATAAAGGAAGTGATGGGCCTGTGGCCCATTGGGGCTTGTAGTAGGCGTTATATTTAGTGCCACCGGGAAAGGAAGTGAGACCATGGGGTTTGTTCGTAATGTGAAATATTTCTGCGGGAAGCGATATTTTGAAACGGATTTGTTTGAAGTTCCTGATATGGGGAAACGTGGAAAGAAGATGAGAGAGAAGAAAGTCAACCTGTCCTCGCCGGATCAAGTGCGCCGAAATAAGAAGAAGGCATTGCGAACATTCTGCCAGAAAGTAAAAACGAATTTCACGGGAGACGATGTTTATTTGACATTGACCTATGATACGCTGCACAAACGGGACAACGTGAAGGATGCCAAGAAAGACTTCCATAATTTCATCAAGCGCGTGAACCGTCGGCGTAAAAAAGCGGGGCTTCCCTCTGCAAAGTATATGGGAGCCATCGAACGAAAGGGAACGAATATTCATTTTCACCTGATCATCAGCGGGGGCCTGGACCGCAATGAGCTGGAAGACGTTTGGGGCAATGGCCTGAGCAATGCCAGCCGGTTGCGGATAGACGATGCGGAATTGATGCAGCGGCTCTGCCAGTACATCATGAAGGAAGCCCGCGACAAAGAGAAATTCGAGAACACATATATTTGTTCACGGAATCTGGAAAACCCGAAGGTCACGAAAACAGACTGGGCGTTTACGCATCGCAAGCTGGAAGAACTGGCCGGACAGACCGACTGCCGGGACGTATGGGAGAAATTATATCCTAGCTATGAATTCATCGAAGCCAGCAGTACGTTCAATGAATTGACGGGCTGGCATATCACGGTAAAAATGACGAGGAGGGATAGCGACGTATATTGCAAAGACGAAAAGGGTACGTCTCCGGGGAGTCAAACTAAAACGGCTCAACGACAGCGTACACGAAAGAGACGGGTATAAGTGCATCATCTGCGGGAGATACATCGACGACGGGGAAAAGATGCACCATGAGCCGTGCGGGATTTATAAATCAGACGAAATCAACAAAACCGTCACGCTTTGTGAGCGATGCCATTACGAACGCCATCACGGGGCCAGGGCGGCAGAAATACGAACGAAGTGCGTTGCCTACTTACGAACCATTTACGGGGATGCAGGCGCGCGCAAGGAATAGGAGGTGAGACGATGGAAGTGCATATCAGCATTACCGGGGACGACGAATCCATGAAAAAAGTTCTGGACATTTTGACGGGCGGCCGCATCGTGGACAATCTGGAAACGACAGTGAAGCCCAAGAAGCATGCAGGACGACCGAAGAAGCATATAGAGAAAGATATTGACATGAACGAAGTGTCGGAAAAGATTTTCGGAAAGTAGGCGAGGCGAATGAACAGTGAACACTACCAAGACCCGACAGCGGAAAAAGCAATCAGTCGGGTTGAGAAGAAGCGGCAGGAGAAGCGGAAGAACCGCAGGTATCGTATACGCCGGATGCTGTTGAAGCGGGCACTGGAAGAGATTGCGACTATCTGCGGATTCAAGGTACACATTACATTCATCGAAAGCAAGGTGAAGTTATGATCATCAATAAGATTCACGTGAGCAGTAATGTTGTCCGAATCGGATACATCGAAAACGAAAAAGAAGTGCCGCGGGAATATGTACTGAAAAGCAAAGAACTGGCCCGGCCAGAATTATACAAGGCCATGGAAAATATTTTTCACGTCATGGCCAATGTGGATACCTGCTTTGCCGCGGTATGCGACGGGGAGATTGAAGACATCGTAATTAAATACAATCGGGACAACAGCGTCGATAATTACGTATTAACTGGAGCGATGCACGGTGATGACGGATTAGTCGCTACATTCAAGACGGAAAAGATTTATGCTAGAGCTTGGATGGAGCTGGACAATGCCGTGCGAAGCGCCATGAAGGAAGCGGAATTATTCATCCAGGGAAAGCGGGCGCAGATGACGCTGGACATTGAAGCGGAAACGCCGGCACCGAAATTGAAGGGAGGAGTAGCGTGACAAGCACAGAGTACCTCAAACTGGTCTATGAGTCGGAAGAAAAAGCCAACATGCTGCTGAAAGAAATCAGCCAGATCCAACACGACTTGTTGGCATTGAATGCTATTGATTATGAAAAGCCACGAGTCAGTGGCGGGAACGGACGGAATGCAATGGAAGACCGGATTATCGGATTTCTGGATAAACGCGACAAAATGTTACGTGAATACCTTCAGACCGTAAACCGCCCGTGGGAATTCAAGAAGCTCGTCGAATGTATGGACGATGAGCGGATGCAGGCGATAATGAAGCGGCATTATTTGTGGCACGAAACCTGGGAAAAAGCCTGCGAAGGAATCTGCTCAGACAGCTGGCTTCGACGAAAGGAAAACGGACTGCGTGCCCAGGCGCTGGAAGAATTCGACAAAATCTTCAAAAAAAATAAAATTAGTTCATGCTAGTTCATGGTAGTTCAGGTTGGACCTGTGGTATAGTGTATATGTGAAGCAATGGGAATGGCGTAGAGCACATGATTGTTTTCACCCCTCAAGAATAGATAGACACGCAAGGAGCAACACCCCGTCCACATAGACGGGGTGTTGTACTACCCGGACAGCGGCCATGCGCCATGGGTCGATGCACAGGATGTACCTTGCCTGTATGCTGTGTGCATCGGAGACGCTGGATACAAAACAGAAAGGTTTTGCGAAGGTTTCTGGTCAACTTGAGGAAAATAAGATTTTTGATTCGATGAGTCCGGAAATTTTTATTTCTGGATTTTTTTTGACTAGGTTCTTTGGGGTTAACAAAAGCCTTGCGCGACCGCGGCGCCCGAAAGAAAACTAGATTTTAGTAAAATTCAGCCCTTAATTTATATTTTCAAATGGTTTTATGTGAAGCGGGGTATGATTTATTTATATAGCTCATGCGTTCACAGAAACAAATAAAAATGTTAAGTCAGAGAGGAGGGAGGGCGTCATGAAAGTACGCGGGAAAGCCCGTGATATCACGGTTACTCAGCGTTCGCTGGCCGACGCAATCGGCTTAACCCCTCCTAGAATCTCTCAGTTAATCCAGGAAGGCGTCGTCATTCGCGATGAAAAAGACAAGAGTGGCGGCGTCTTTTTGGTACAATCAATCCTTAATTACAAAGACGCCACCAAAGGAAGCGGCGGCGATGAAGACATAGACTACATGACCGAAAAGGCCCGGCATGAAAAAACGAAGCGGGAAATCGCTGAATTGCGCCTGGCTAAAATGGAACACCGTGTATACAGTGCCAAAACGGTCGAACTAGTCATGACGGAAATGTTGTCTAACTTGAGGACGCAGCTGTTAGGACTGCCGACAAAGTTGGCGCCACAGCTGGAAGATAAAACCAAAGAAGCAATTTACGCCAGATTGACGAAAGAATTGGAAGAAAAGCTATCTGAGCTGAGTGAATATAGCCCGGATCTCTTCACCGATGAAGAAGTAGAAGAGGAGGACGAGCCATGAAGTCAGCGAAAGAATTGTGGCAATATATTTCCCGACACGGCTTGAAACCGCTGCCGAAGACGTCTGTCAGCGAATGGGCGGATACGTATCGCTATTTGTCGGCCGGTGTTTCGTCAGAGCCGGGCAAATGGCGGACGGAACGGGCCGAATATCAACGGGACATCATGGATGCCTTCACAGAACCCGGCGTACATCGCATCGTCGTCAAGTCGGCGGCGCAGATTGGCAAATCAGACATCATGAACAACGTCATCGGCCGCTTTGCCCACCTGGACCCGGCTTCCATCATGATGATACAGCCGACAGTAGACATGGCCCAGGATTATTCCAAATCACGTATCGCTCCCATGATCCGTGATACGCCCGTATTGAGTTCGTTGTTCTACGATGTGAAGCGGGCCGGGGATAAGATGGCTAAAACCAGGGATGGAAACAACACGATTCTGTCGAAATTCTTCCCAGGCGGCCGACTGGTCATGTGTGGAGCTAACAGCCCGGCCGGACTGGCCAGTCGTCCAATACGGATTCTGCTGGCCGACGAGGTGGACCGATTTCCCGATTCGGCTGGCACCGAAGGCGACCCGGTAGACCTGGCAGCCAAACGAATGACGACATTCTGGAATCGGGTCATGGGGCTGTTTTCGACGCCGACAACAGAAGGGAGCAGCCGGATTGATGCGGAATACATCGCTGGAACGCAGGAAGAATGGCAGCATCAATGCCCTAATTGCGGGGAATGGCATCTGCTCCGGTATCTCGACATGGAAACAGATGCAGAGACCTACAAAGATGACCGGGGCGAACGTCATGCTATCGTACATCACGTGAAATGGAGATGCCCGGCATGTGGCTATGAATTCACGGAACGGCAAATGAAGAACGCCGTTCAAGGCTATCGAGCACAGAATCCAAAGGCCAGGTCGAATGGTATCCGTTCCTTTTTCATCAATGCTTTCACCTCTCCCTGGACCAGCTGGAATGAAATTATGCGGGAATGGCTGGAAGCCAAAGGGGACCCGACGCGCGAACAGGTTGTTGTAAACACGCGGTTCGGCGAAAGCTATCGACAGCCAGGGGCGTTCGATGACGAAACGATTTTTGTCAGGCGCCGCGAATCGTATGGAGCAGAGTTGCCCGATGGCGTGCTGTTATTGACAGCCGCCGTCGACACGCAGGACAACCGACTGGAATACGAAGTATGCGGCTGGGGTGCCGGTGAAGAGTCGTGGGGTATCCGCAAGGGCGTTATTTTAGGCCGTCCAGACCAGAAATCAACCTGGGAAGAATTGGATACCATCCTTGAACATGTGTACCGCTTCAAAAATGGAACCGGGCTGAAAATCGTCCGTACCTTCATCGACTCTGGCGGCCATTATACCGGTCATGTCTATCGCTATTGTGAAGCGAATTTTACTAAACAGCGTTTCGCTATCAAAGGTTACAGCAACATGCCGGGCATCCCACTGAACTACAAAATCGGGAAGGCTTCGGGGACGCCGATACCGCTGGTCATCCTCGGCGTAGACGACGGCAAGCAGCAGGTCATGAACCGCCTGGCCATCAAAGCCCCAGGGCCTCAATACATGCATTTCCCGTTGAATGAAAACAGCGACGGCCTGGATAACCGGGGATATGACGAACTCTATTTCAAGGGACTTATTTCCGAACATAAGACGAAAGTCAAGAAAAACGGAGTTATCCGTGAGATATGGCAGACGACAACCGGTGTCCGAAACGAACCTCTGGATCTTCGAGTCTACAATCTGGGATGCATGTTGTCGGTCAATCCGCAATGGGATGAACTGCAAACTATCATGAAACAGCCGGCGCAGGAAGCGGCTGTCAGAAAAGAACCACCTAAGCCCGCAAAGAAAAGACGGGTCAGCAAACAGACGAACATTTGGTAGGAGGCACCATGAGTAAACTGCAAAATGAACGACTGGCCCGGTATGTAGAAGCCGAGAAGGCCGTTTTGATGGGACAGTCGTATACCATCGGGAACCGGACCCTGACAAGGGCAGACTTGTCCAGCATCCGCGTCGCCATCGACAACCTGGTTGCCAGCGGGGCGACGCTGGACGACAGCGAAACGCCAGGGAAAGGGCGCGGGAAGCGCATTGTATTTTTCGATTAAGGAGGGCCGACCATGGCAAAACGAAATAAACGGTCACGACAAAAGGCGCGGACGCCGACAATCCAGAACAGCGGTTATTCAAACGGCGGGGCTTCGCACGAAAGCAATATTCTAAAAGCCTACAATCCGCGAAAATATTCCGCAAAATCAGACGTAAACGCCAATCTGTATACGTTGCGCAACCGCAGTGCCGACCAGTCTATCAATACGCCGATTGGGGCAGCGGCCATCATGACCAGTTCACTGCACACCATCGGGGCGGGGTTGCATTTGTTTCCGCGTCCCAAGTACAAGCTGTTAGGGATGACGGCCGATGAGTCCCGGGAATGGTCACGCCATGTAGCCCAGGAATTCGACCTGTGGGCCAGCTCGACACAGTGCGATCTGACGAGGCGCAATAATTTTTACGACATGCAGGACATCAACTACACGGGCTATCTCGTGGATGGCGATGCCTTTTGCCTGTTCAAGCGCCGGCCGCCGACAGCGGATATGCCGTACAGCTTGCGCCTGCAACTTCTGGAAGGCAACCGGGTAAGCAATCCCTATGGCCGGGACTACTATGGCATTACCGGGCCGTATGCCGTCGAAATGACGGCGCCCACACCGGGGAACAAGATCATATCTGGCGTAGAAATCGACCCGGATGGAGCCGTCGCCGCCTATTGGGTATCGAATAAAGTACCTGGCGACCCGGTAGATATAGGGACGATTGCCACCTGGACCCGCGTCAAAGCATGGGGCGACATTTGCGGCATGCCAAACATCATACAGACCAGCAATGACCAGCGGCCGGAACAATATCGGGGAGCGCCGTATTTATCCCCTGTCATTGAGACGCTGAAACAAGTCAGCCGTTATACGACGGCCGAGCTGACAGCTGCCATTGTCAAGTCCTTTTTCTCGCTATTTTTCACAGAGTCCCAGACATCTGGAGGCACATTAAATGACTTCATCGGCAAGACCATTGACCCCCAGGGCGGCCCCGTCATCGACCCGGACGAATACGCATTAGGGCCTGGAACCATCAATGCCCTGCCCCGTGGTGTCGATGTCAAAAGCGTCGATGCGTCGCGCAGCATGTCAACGTTCGACGCCTTCACGACGAAGCTGTTGGAAATGGTCGGCAGCGCCATCGGCCAGCCTTACGAAGTCCTGATGAAGCATTTCACGTCATCCTATTCGGCCTCCCGTGCCGCCATGTTGCAGGCGTGGGAAGAATATAAGCGCCGGCGCATTTGGTTCGCCCGCGATTTCTGCCAGCCTGTCTATGAAATGTGGCTGGCCGAAGCCATTGCCATCGGCCGCGTCAAAGCACCGGGATTCTTCACGGATCCATTGATTCGGAAATGTTGGTGCAACGCCGATTGGTACGGACCGACCATGACGATACTTGACCCGGTAAAAGACGTCAATGGCAGTGCCTTGCGGACAACATACGGCTTGAGCACGAGAGAACGAGAAGCGGCCGAACTGACAGGCACGGATCTGGAAGAAAACCTGGAACAGCTGGCATACGAACAGAAGATGATTGAAAAATACGGCCTGACTATCGGAAGCCCGGAAGTGCTGGCCGACAAAGGAGAGACAACCCATGAAGAGTAAAAGATTTTGGCGTTTCGTCAATGAAGCGGGCGATGACAATGCAGAACTGCTGCTGTATGGAGCCATCGCTTCGCAGTCATGGTACGACGATGACGTTACGCCGCGCCAGTTCAACGACGATTTGAAAGAATGTGGCGGCAAGAATCTGACAGTACGTATCAACAGTCCCGGTGGCGACGTATTCGCGGCCCAGGCCATTTATACGATGCTCAAAGGCTACAGCGGCAAGAAGACCATGCATATCGACGGGATGTGCGCCAGTGCAGCCACTATCATCGCTTGTGCTGGCGACAGCGTCGAAATGCCGCGGAATGCACTGTACATGATTCACAACCCGGCATCCTTTCTCATCGGCGGCTATGATGAACAGGGCCTGGCCAAATTACAGAAAGCGCTGGCATCGACGAAAGAAACGATTTTGAACGTCTATGCGGAACGATGCCATAAGACAACGGATGAATTGGCACAGATGATGGACGATGAAACGTGGATGACGGCCGACCAGGCCCTGGAAAATGGTTTCATCGACGCCATCGACGAAGACTATCAGGTCACGGCCAGCCTGAATGACAATATGCTGATTGTCAATAATATTTCCTGCCCGTGTCACATGAAGAACCGGGAACAGCTTGAAAAGATCATCAACAAAGGAGAAAAAAACATGGATGATAAAACCTTAGCCAGCAAACTGGCAGCCTTATTGGGTTTGAACCCGCAGAACGCGAACAAGGATGCGGATGAATCGAAGCGAATTGCTGAATTGAAGGCATTGAAAAACGGGAACGTATACACCGACGCCATGATTGACCGGGCTATCAGCGACGGGCGGACAGCGGACGATGTAGCTCCCTATATCGAAGCTGTCGCCGGCGTACAGTCGCCGAGTGACCAGGCATTGGCAAGCGTGTGCACCATGATTATGGAACAGATGCAGTCCGGATCTGAACAGGTAACGCCTGTGCCGAAAACAGGGATGCCGCAGAACCAGGCAGCCGTAAAGAAAGCTCAGGACATTGAAGATGTAGTCAATGCAGCGAATAGATTGAGAGGTGCAAAATAATGGCAATCAGAGAAGTCATCGACATTAAACACGACCAGCTTATCGGCGGGCCGGAAATTCCGATTTTGCTCAAGAACGTCACATTAACGGCTGGGACAGCCATGAAACGCGGCACGCTGATGACCGTTACCGGGACAGCCGCTGTGGCTACGGCTAAAGCCGCTGTTGCCAATGCTATTTTGAGTTGCGACGTGGATGATAAAGCTACCGTTGCGACGGTCTATGTTTCCGGCCGATTCCATCGCGAATACCTCATTGCCGCCAGCGAAGATACGGTTGACGCCCATGAAGACGAATTGCGAAATGCCGGTATTTTCTTGACATCTGTACACTAGGAGGAACTGAACATGGCTATTGAATTGAGAGATACTGTATCTTTGATGCAGGCAATGGAACGGATTACGCCGCCGGCATCTTTTTTGCTTGATACCTTTTTCCCGCTTGTACCGGCGACAGCCGTTACGACCAAGATTGCCGTAGAATACCGCAAGCGTGGCCGTCAGCTGGCCCCCTTTGTCGTTCGTGGCGCAAAAGGAGCGAGCCTGAAAGACACGGGCTCTAAAATCGCTATCTACCAGCCGCCGATGATGGGGCCGAGTAAGGTAGTAGATCCGGAAGAATTATCGGAACGCGGCTTCGGCGAAAACATCTACAGCACGACGACACCGGCCCAGCGCGCAGCCATCAAGCAGGCTGAAGATATGGTGGATTTGCAGAACGCAATCATCAACCGCAAAGCGAAGATGGCGGCGGATATCTTGCAGACTGGTAAATGCGACATCGAAGGTTATGCCGATGACGGCAAGACGGTGTTGATTGACACCATTGCGTTTGACTTTGACCATAAAGTCACGCCGACGACAACCTGGGATAAAGCCGGCGCGACGATTTACAGCGACATCAAGAATGCATCGGAACTCATCCAGGAAGACGCCGGTATCGTCCCGACCATGATGATTTGTGGGAAAAACATCGCAGATTATTTGCTGAGCAACGACCAGATCATGAAATGGATGATGGTTCCGACGGCGGACAATCTGTCCCTCATGGGCTTCCAGCCGCAGATCATCAGCCCGCAGATTACTCACGTCGGGCGCATCAAATCGCTGAACCTCGACGTCTATACCTATGCAGAAACGTACACCGACGATGCCGGGAAATCGCAGTATTTCATCGACCCCGATACGGCCATCATCGCCATTCCGGGCCGCGGCAGTCAGCTCCACGGTGCCTGTACCCTGCTCAATGATGCCGGCACGGCCTACGAAACCTTCGTAGCACCGTATGTGCCGTACTATAACGGCAATAAGGATACGCAGGTATTGAGCTTCTACATGTACTGCCGTTGCGTCCTGGCTCCGCAGTTCGTCGACGATTGGGCCGTCATCAAAGCAAAATAGGAGGGATGACCATGAAGTTAGTCGTTACATACGGCTGCGTTTCCATGGGCAAGCACTTATATCGGACTGGCGACTCGTTCGAGTTGCCGGACGATGAAGCGGAAAAACTCATGGACCGGGCCGATGAACAAGTTGTTGCCTTGGTTGGGGACAAAGTGGCCCCGGCCAATGAGCCAGAGACGGAAGAATCGCCGGCAGACGAACCGGGGATGGAACTGCCCCAGGCCGATGCCGCCGCAGCCGTCCAAAAATGAGCACGTTCAAAGAAATGGTAGCTTCGGACATTCCGGCTTTTCTCAATGCCGATGAATTCGCCGAGACGCATGAACTGAATGGCAAGAAGTATACATGCATCGTGCAGAGTCCCAAAGAAGACGCTATGTTCCAGACACAGGAAATCTATTCCGGCTTCGAGGGAACCCATGGCCAGGTCATCATCATTCATATCGCGAAAGACGATTACGGAGAAGTCCCAGCGGAAGGAGAAAGCTTTACTGTCGATGGCGATTACTGCCTGGTAGATAACGTCATCGACGACATGGGTATCCTGACGATGACCCTGCACAAGAATCACTAGGAGGGCCTATGAGCGTAGAAATCGACATCCAGGGCGATAAAAAAATAATGGATGCCTTGTCCACTCTGAGCGACAAAGAAATCGCCAGGGCAGCCGTAGCGGCCGGGAAGCGGGCAGCCACAGCGGCACGACAGGCCGGAACGAAGGAAATCCGAAGCATTTATACCATGAAGGCCGGGGATTTGAAAGCCAAGGCGCAGATCCGGGCTGATGAGGACGGGGCTACCATCCTTGTCAAAGGGGCGCCCGAGGCAATCCATAAATACCAGGCCAAGAAGCGGCGGGACGGCGTCTTCGTATCTGTAAAGCGAGGGAAAATGACGCATGTCCCCCGCGGCTTTAGCCTGGGCGGGGCATTCGTCGCCCGTAAGGGCAAGGAAAGATACCCGCTGAAAGGCATCTATGGGCCAGCCGTGCCGCAGTTATTCGGCAATCCCGATGTACTGAGCGTCATGATGGACCGTGGCAGTGATGTCTTTGAAGAACGATTGGAACATGAAATCGAATACAGATTAGGGAAGTGATGCGATGACCCCATTGGAATGTGCGGAAGGTATCGCGGAATTCTTGAAAGAAAAATTCACGGCTTACCAGGAATATTGTGAAGGCCGGCCAGAAAATATCTTTTCGAGTGTCGATACGGACGTAAATGTATATGCCGGATTCCTGCCCAGGGCGAATAACCGGGCAGACCAAAAGAAACTTTGTCCGGCCGTTGTGGTACGGCCAGAAGCGACGACAGACGACCGGGATAAGTCCGTTACGTCTATCGTCATCTACGCGACCATTTACGACGAAGATATGACCTATGGAGCTCATATGTTGTTCCATTTCCTCGAATTCATCCGCTATCACCTGCTGGCCAACAATCCCATTGCCAAGAAATGGTTCATTGATATAGATGACGGGAATATCAAGACGACGATTCCCGATGACCAGCCGTTCCCGCAATGGGTAGGTATCATTGAGTTCGACGTATTCATTCCGCAGCCACGTCAAACTCATTGGGAGGTTTTAGGAGGCAGATACGATGAGTGAAAACAGCGGGCCGGTCATCTACGTCGGCCCATCCTATAAAGACACGGAAATCCACACGAATCAGATTTTCGCAGACGGGATTCCTGCAAAATATAAGGACGACCCGGTATATAAGCATCTGTTCGTCACAGCGGGCGAATTGGATGCGGCACAAAAAGAAGTTAAATCTACAGGCTCGTTGAGAAACATCATGTATAAACGGGCCATGGCATTACACGGAGGTAAGTAAAATGGCATTTTTCCATGGCGTAAAAGCAAGCGAAGTCCCGACCTCGATTGTGGCGACTGTCGCCACTGATTCCGGCTTGCCGGTTGTCTTCGGGACGGCGCCTGTTCATCTGACAGAAGACCCGACGGCCTATGTCAATAAACCCGTCATCTGCTACAGCTGGAAGGAAGCGACGCAGAATTTGGGGTATCATCCCGACTGGGATAAGTACACGCTCTGCGAAGCGATGTATACCGAATTTAAGTTGTACAATGTAAAACCAATTGTATTTGTCAATGTATTGGACCCGGCCAAACATAAAGTATCCGTTTCGGACACAGCCAAGACAGTTACGAAGAAACAGGTCATCCTTACAGACCCGGTCTTATTGCATACGTTGACCGTCAAGGGCAGTGCAGACGGGTCCGCAGCTATTTTGGATACGGACTATACCGCAGCTTATGATGATGACGGCCAGCTGATTATCACACTGTTGGATGACGGTGCCCTGGCATCTGCGTCCAGTATCTATGTTGCGTATGATAAATTGGATCCGACGGCTGTCAAATCGGACGACATCATCGGCGGCATGTCGACTGATGGCCAAAATAAAGGGCTGGAACTCGTTGACGATATCTATTTCCAGACGGGGTTGGTTCCGGGCCTGTTGGCAGCTCCTGGCTGGTCGGAAACGCCTACGGTTGCGGCTGCCATGAAAGCTAAAGCCGCTAAGATTGATGGCTTATTCCCGTGCATGGCACTGGTAGACATCAATACGGAGCAGGTCAAAAAATACGCCGATGTCAATATGTGGAAGAACGGCAACAACTACACGGGAAACAACCAGATTGTATGCTGGCCGTGCGCTAAAAACGGCGACATGGTTTTCCATTTGTCGACGCATATCATGGGCATTATCGGCGTTACCGATGGCAATAATAATGATGTACCCTATCAGTCGCCATCCAATCAGACGTTACAGGTAACGGGATTGTGCTTGAAGGACGGCACCGAAGTAAGCCTCAATCTGACACAGGCTAATTTGCTGAATTCACAGGGCGTCGTTACAGGCTTGAATTTCTCAGGCGGCTGGAAGTCCTGGGGCAACTATACTGGGGCCTATCCGGGTACGACAGACGTCAAAGATGCATTCATCTGCGTACGGCGTATGTTCAACTGGCAGTATCAAACATTCATCCTGACCAACTGGCAAAAGACGGACCAGCCGATTACACCGCGATTAGTTAAGACCTTGGTGGACAGCGAACAGGTACGGCTGAATGGATTAACGGCCCGGGGCTATCTCTTAGGCGCCGAAGTACAATTCCTGTCCGATGAAAACCCGACAACTGATTTACTGGCCGGCATCTTCCGGATTCACACTAAATTGACGCCGCCGGTTCCGGCCCAGGACATCGAAGATACCTTTGAATACGATGTATCGAATTTTGAAGCATTATTCTCGTAAGGAGGGAAAACAATGGCAGTAAATAAAATCCCGGAAGTCATCAATGATATGCGGGCTTATATCGACGGCGCCGACGATTTAATCGGCGTCAACGAAGTCGAATTGCCGGACTTGAAATCGCTGACAGAAGATATTGAAGGCATCGGCGTCGCTGGTAAAATCGAAGCGCCCATCGCTGGCCATTTTGATTCCTTGGAATTAAAGATGACCTGGCAGGTGCCGACGAAAACGAGTTCCCGACTGGTCGGCGGCAGCACATTGGCCCTGGAACTCTACTCGGACATCCAGAACTGGGACAGCGGCGCCAATGATTATGAACACGAGCAGTACCGCGTCGCCGTCCGTGGCCGCGTCAAGAGCCACAACCCTGGCAAATTCAAAGCCGGCTCGAAGACGGACAGTGAAACCGTCATCGAATGTACGTACTTCAAAATTGAAATGGGCGGCGCTACGCTCTGTGAAATCGACAAATACGGCTACAAAGCCATCGTGAACGGCATTGACCTGTTACAGCAGGTTCGCGCCAATATTGGTATGAACTAGGAGGATTCCCATGAAAGAAAAAGAAAACGAACTTGTCAACGCTGAAATCGTAGATCAGGGAAATATCCTGCATCTGACAACTCCGCTGCCGAACGGGCAGACGGAAATCTATTTTGACTTTGCAAAACTGAACGGCTATGCTCTGCTGGCTTGCATGAGCCAGGCTAAAAAGAAAGACAAACTTATGACAGTACCGGCCTTGTCGATGGAATACCAGGCCATCGTGGCCGCGGCGGCAGCCAAAATGAAGTATGATGATATCCTCAACCTGAGTGGTCCGGACTTTATGGCAGCCTGCTTGAAAGCGCAGAATTTTTTGCTTCCCAAGGAGCCGTAGAAAATATAAGACTATCGGCCATGAGGCTGGCGAAGTACACGAAAACGCCGATTGGATGGTTCCTGGAACAACCAATCGGTGATTTTTATGAGTGGATTCAAGTCATGAACGAAGAAGTCGAACGGGAAGAAGAAGAAATGAAGAAGGCCAAGAAGGGAGGGCAGTAAAATGAGCCGTGTCATGGAATTAGCCATTGCTATCAAAGGGCGGCTGGACGGGTCTGTCGCGTCGTCTATGCAGCGGGCTATCGCCGAGTCCAAAGAGTTGAAGACGCAAATCAAGGCGGCCAATGACGCCATGCGGAGTGCGCAGCGGGCGGCATCGGCAGAACAGCGGGCCACAGGTCAGGTCAGTGTAGCATCGTATCGGCAGATTGCCGCTCTCCAGGCCCATATCAACGACTTGACACAGCGACGGTCTGACATCTTGGATGCCCAGGCCAGAAAGCAAAAAGCACAGGCGGCCTTTGACAGCGCGAAAAGTAACTTGGCTGGGACTGCTATGAAAACAGCTGTTCTGGCAGCGCCGTTAGTGGGGGCAACGAAAGCAGCCATGGAATTTGAAAGTGAAATGGCTGAAATCAGAAAAGTTGTCGATTTTGATACACCCGAGCAATTTAAGCAGATGGGACAAGATATCTTAGACTTATCCACAAAGATGCCGATGGCTGCTTCGGGGATTGCCAAAATCGTGGCTGCTGGCGGGCAGGCTGGTATCGCCAAAGAAGATTTGCTGGAATTTGCTCAAGATGCCGTAAAGATGGGCGTAGCCTTTGACCTTACGGCTGACCAGGCCGGGGACATGATGGCTAAATGGCGAAGCGCATTTGATTTAAACCAAGACGGAGTCGTCGCGTTAGCAGATAAGATTAATTACTTGGGAAATACAACAGCCGCCTCGGCACCGTTGATTTCCGACGTTGTAACTCGCATTGGGCCACTCGGAGAAATCGGCGGGGTCGCATCCGGCGAAATTGCTGCACTTGGGGCTACTATGATACAAACAGGAACCAAATCTGATGTGGCTGCAACTGGTATTAAAAATTTGATTTTAGGTATGTCAATCGGGGAAAAAGCTACAAAAAGCCAGGCCGCCGCCTTCCAACAGTTGGGATTTGATGCGGCAGATATGGCCAAGCGGATGCAAACCGATGCCAAAGGCGCCATCTTGGATGTTTTTCATGCCATACAAGCCTTGCCGAAAGATCAGCAAGCCGGCGTTTTGAAAGATTTATTTGGGGAAGAGTCTATTGGTGCTATTTCGCCGTTATTATCAAAACTAAATCTATTGGAAGATAATTTCAATAAGGTTAGTGATGCTGCGAAATATGGAGGATCTGTGGATGCTGAATATGCAGCCCGATGTGAAACAACGGCCAATCAAATGTATCTGTTCAAAAATAGTATGACAGCCGTGGCCATTGAAATCGGCTCTGCATTATTGCCAGCCATTAACAGCATCTTACGGAGTATCGTTCCTGTCGTCGTTGCCTTTGCCAATTGGGCCAAAGAACATCAGGTATTGATACAGACCATTGTTGCCCTGGCCGCCAGCTTTGCCGGTGTTTTGTTAGCCGCAAGAACGTTATTAGCAATAAGAGCTGGATTCAATATGCTTAAAGAAACGGCCCGTTTATTTTATACGGTAAACCAAAACGGGCAAATTGTCTTACGTGGGGCCGCGATGGCTTCAAATATTTTCAAAGCCGGGTTAAGCGAGCTTGGTACAGCGTTTCGCCTTGCCGCGACGGGAGCCAGAGCCTTGGCTCTGGCTCTCATGGCCAATCCGATTATAGCGATTGTTGCTGTCATCATCGCTGTCGTAGCCGCAATTATTTACTTCTGGAATACAAACGAACAGTTCCGGGCCGCTATCATTGCGATTTGGAACAACATTGTCGCTTTTGGGATGAGCCTGTTTTCTGCCCTGGCCGCCTTCTTCACCGGCGTATGGAATGGCCTGGTCGCGATTGCCACAGCCGTCTGGAGCGGCATCATGACCGTGGCGACGATGGCCGTATCGGTCATCATGGACATCATATCCGCCTTTGGCGCCTTCTTTACCGGGGTCTGGAATGGTTGTCTGGCTATCGCGTCGGCCGTGTGGGATGCCATTTCCAGCTTTGTATCGGCCGCAGCCAGTGTCATAGATGGTATTATTTCTGCACTGGTAGATTACATTTCCTCTGCCTGGGACAGTGCGGTATCGGCAGTACAAAGTTTCGCAAACAGCGTTATGGATGCCATTGGGAATGCCGTAAATTGGGTTATGGACAAGTGGAACGGCCTGGTCAATGCTTTGTCGCATCCGATTGATACGGCTATCAACATTGCACAAAAAATAACCCGTACGATAAGCGATGCAACCAGCAGTGGTGATGACGTTAGCGAAAACGCCAGAGGTGGCATTTATCAGCGTGGGGCCTTCCTGACAACATTCGCGGAAGACTCGGCAGAAGCCGCTATCCCTTTAGACGGGTCGGCACGAGCTATCTCATTGTGGCAGCAGGCAGGAGCCGCGTTAGGTGTCATGCCGAAAACGCCGCAGCGGATGAGTGCAGGAACAGCCAAAGCTCCGACGTACAGCAACAGCAGCATCACACTGGACTTCCGGCCGACTATCAACGTCCAGGGCGGTGGCGACGTCGCTGATGCCGTCCGTCAAGCCTTGGAAGAACAGGCGCGTCAATTCCAGCGGGAACTGCCTAAAATGCTGGATAGAGTATCCGCAGGACGGAGGCGGTTGAGCTATGAATAAGTACACGACAGTCCAGGGGGACATGTGGGATGCCATTGCGTATAAAATTTTCGGCAATGAGCTCTATATGAATGAACTGCTGGAAGCGAATAACGACTACAGAAATGTAGCCGTTTTTCCGGCAGGCATTGTTCTAACAGTGCCGGAAATCAATACCATCCAGTCGTCTAAGATTTTACCGCCATGGAAGAGGTGAGCCCATGTCTCTGGAAACCATTAAAGCGAAACTGAATGAATGGAAAAAAGAGCTGACACCAGGAACATTCTTGGGACGACGGGCTTATGCGCAGATACTCTACACACCGGCAGGAGAAACAGAGAGCCAGGATATATCCGAGGATATGATGAAATATTTACTGTCCATCGAAGTGACAGACAACCTGTCCGGGCAAGTCGACGACATGACGGTCACGCTGGAAGACCGCGCTCAGTTATGGCAGGACACGTGGTATCCGGAACCGGGGTCCAAATTGGATATCACCTTGTATACGCTGAATAAAAACGGCGTCAACGAGGGCATCAAAGAACTGCCAGTCGGAGAATTTGAGGTCGATGAAATCGAAATCAACGGGATGCCGACGACGGTACAAATCAAAGCCGTCAATGCCATTGCTGATACGTCATTGCGAGGCATTAAGCAGAATCAATCCTGGGATAATATCAGCCTCTATAAAATCGCCAATGACATCGCCTGGAGAAATGGCATGTCACTGGACTATGAGCCGGGGGCCCAGAACAATCCATCGTATGAGCATGTCGAGCAGTCAGACGCATCAGACCTTGAATTTTTAAAAAAGCTATGTGATGATGCCGGCCTGGATCTGAAAATATCGACCAAGACCATTATCATCCTCGATGAATACCAGTTGGAAAACCAGGAGCCGTTGATTGTATTCTGGCGGCCAGGGACAGCCTCGTTTTCAGAGCAGACGAGCGATGATGACGTATCGCCTGAAAATCCGCTGAACTTCACGGATTTCCTGTCATACTCAATGAAAGCCAAGACCCGTGATATTTATCGGGCCTGCCACGTTAAATACAAGCAGGGCAAGAACAAAGAAGTCATCGAGGGCTATTTTGAAGCCCCGAATAAGCAAACGGGGCTGACGCTGGAAGTGAATGAACAATGCGACACAGTGGACGCCGCAAATAAGTTGGCCAGGAAAAAATTGCGAGAGCAGAACCGGGATGAAATCACGGCATCTTTTAGTATGTATGGCGACTTCCACTTCATGGCCGGCATTGTCATCCAACTCATGAACTTCGGGGCCTTTGATGGAAAATATATTGTCACCAAGGCGACGCATAGCCTGGGAAATGGGTATGTACTCAGCCTTGAAATGAGGAGGTGCCTCGATGGATATTAAAAAAACATTGGAGAATCTGATTTTCTACGGCACCGTATGTGCGTTGACCCCACAGGCAGGCACTGTTCGCGTCTGCCGGGAAGACAAAGGCAATAAGGTCACAAATGACTTGTTTGTCTTACAGCGTGGGTCCTCAGAGTCCAAAGACTATTGGATGCCTGCCATTGGGGACCAGGTGCTTTGTGTGCAGATGCCGAATTTCTCAGGATCCGGCGTGGGCGACGGTTTTGTCCTGGGGACCTTTTTCAGCAGTACCGATGCACCCCCAGGCGGAGCCGATGCGAGCACACGGGTTATCGACACACCGGGGAACCTGAAAATCAACGTCGGCGGAGACTTGCAAATCAATGCCGCCGGTGGCGATGTCGTCGTCAATGGCATTTCCCTGGTGTCACACGTTCACGGTGGCGTAACGTCAGGCGGCAGTAAAACGAGCACGCCAGAATAGGAGGCACTATGTATATCGGATATATGGGCAGTCTGCCATTCATCGTATCGTCTCACTATTTAAGGACACCGGCTAACGTACAGACTGAGGCCGGGAGCCGCTGGCAGGACCATGACATCATCTATCACAAGCCGGTCAGTGAGTTTATTGGGCCGAAACTGCGTACCATTACTTTTGACCTGATACTCACATCGTCGCATAACATTGCGATAAAAAAAGACCTGGCCACCATGAAAGAAATGTGCGAAAACGGCACCGTATTCCCGCTAATCATCGGGATGCGGCCAGTCAGTCAAAATTATTGGCGTCTGGACTCCATGTCCGTTTCGGACACATTTTTCAGTTCCGTTGGGGCATTGATTTGGGCCAAAGTAAACGTCAAGCTGGTCGAATACGATGATAGCAACTACCAGGAAGAAAAATCAAAATTAAACCTTTATGGAAGCATTGCTAACGGGATATTAACCGTCTTTAGATAGGAGGTATCCATGGAATATGTTGTAATGCCAGACGTTAAAACCATTGATTTTGCGCCAGCAACAAAAATTGAAGAAATATTGCAGAACGTCCGGACCATCTTGGGGACTGTAAAATTCTCAGTGCCGCTCGATAGGGAGTTTGGAATATCTGGGGATGCCGTAGATAAGCCCATGCTACAAGCAGAAGCGATTTTGTCGAGTGAAATCTTTGCTCAAATCAAGCGCTATGAGCCAAGGGTAAGCATTACGGAAATAACATTCACTGGCGATATAAACGGACGACTCACGCCGAAAGTGACGGTGAAAATTAATGAAATTAGCTGATTTACCGGACATCGAATTCGTAGACGGCGATGCGGAGAAAATCAAAGCCGCCGTCTTTAACGACTATACCAGTATAACCGGCCGGACCTTAGCCCAGGGCGACCCGGTACGACTGTTCTTGCTGGTCGTATCCGAAGCGATTGTCCGGCTTGTAAATAATCAAAATTACATCGGCAAACAGAATCTGCTGAAATATGCGTCCGGCGGAAACCTGGACAACCTCGGCGCTTTTTCTGACACGACGCGAATACCGGCATCGGCCGCAACGACAACGCTGCTGATTACGTTGGCAGCTAAACGCAAACAGGAAACCATCGTAAAAGCCGGAACGCGCGTAGCGACGGACAGCGGTATTTATTTCGCAACCAACGAAGATGCGGCCGTCCTGGCCGGGAACCTGACAACGACGGTAAAAGCAACATGCCAAACTGTCGGCACAGTCGGGAATGGGTTTCTCCCGGGCGAAATAAAATCCATAGTTGATCCAGTGGCTTATGTGGCTTCCATCGTCAATACGACGACCAGCGCAGGAGGCGCCGACGAAGAGTCAGATGACGACTATCGAGAACGCATCCACGAAGCGCCGGAACGCTTTTCCACGGCCGGGCCAACAGGGGCTTACGAGTATTGGACGAAGTCGGCTAACAGCGGTATCATCGACGTTGCCGTAACCAGTCCTAGCGCCGGTGCCGTTGAAATACGGCCGCTCATGACAGGCGGGGCACTGCCGGAGCAGGAATTACTGGATGCGGTAAAAACGGTAGTATCTGCGGATAAAATACGTCCACTGACCGATAACGTATCGGTCGTCGCGCCAGATGCGGTATCCTATGACATTACCTTGACCTATTATACCGACGTCGGCACGGCGGAATCTACTGTCAAAGACGCCGTAACGACAGCCGTAAATAACTATCGGCTGTGGCAGAAATCTAAAATTGGCCGGGACATCAACCCGTCGCGACTGATTGCCGATGTTATGGCTGTCGCCGGCGTAAAACGCGTCATCGTCACGGCGCCGACCTATACCGTGCTGACAGGCGTACAAGTTGCCCAGGATAAAACGGTATCCGTCGTCTTAGGAGGGAGTGAAGACGAATGATAGATGCGGATTACAAAATCGCAGAACATTTGCCGGAATCCATCAACAAAGACCCCGTACCGGATTTGGCCCGCGTCGTCGATATGGCGCTGTCCGACATCAATCCGGATTTGTTACTGATTTACCCGGCCATTGATGACCTGCCGGAAGCACTCATTGACCATCTGGCAGAGCAGATGCACGTTGACGAATACGATGACAATTCGGACTTGTCTGTAAAAAGGAAGCAAGTCAAAGAATCGTTTTTACTGCATAAATTCAAGGGCACAAAATATGCTGTACAGCGGGCCGTAGCTACGGTGTATCAATCAGCTGTGGTGCAGGAATGGCCTGAATACGACGGTCAGCCCTATCACTTCCGAGTAACGCTGATAACGGCTCCATTAGATGGAGCAACACTAATCAATAAAATGGTAAGGTTGATCAATGCGTATAAAAACACGCGATCATGGCTGGATTATGTGCAATTCATCAGGCGATGCACAGGAGAAGCTAGGTTCGGCGCGAATATGAGTATTGTTCGCCAGACATGCATTACATTTGATTTAAAACAAATGCTGATAGCACAGAAAGATATTTATTTTGCCGGTGCTGTCGGCACATTCAGGAGGGATGTCATTCATGGCAAATTGGAATAAAATCACCATGACCGATGTCGGGGCGACATTGCAAGCTAAAATCAATGCCGGCCTGACTACACTCACGTTTACTCGTGTTGCTATCGGGTCCGGTACGCGGACCGGGTCGTTGAACAGTGCAACAGCATTAATCAATGAACAGATGACACTGGGAATCAATAAAATTACGCAAAGCGGGAATACCGTAACGCTAGAGCTGACTATCAGTAACAGTGGGGTTAAAACGGGGTTCAAGATATCAGAGCTGGGACTATTTGCGACGGATCCGGATGTCGGTGAAATCATGTATGTGGCGATGACGGACGACAATCCAGATTATATGCCAGCCGAAGGCGGAAGCACGGTCGTACAGCAAGAATTTCAATTACAGTTTACCATGAGCAATACGGGTAACGTGTCAGCGAACATCAACCCCAATGGATTTTTGACCGTCGCACATAATACAGACGATGCAGCACATGAAAACATTTTAATGGTCACATCAACAGCCAATAAACCGGCGTCTATGTCTGAGCGTGGCATGTGGGTCGAAATCGTCGAATAGGGGTGATGAGATGCTGAAAATACGAGGCATGGACATCTACTATGTACGCGGCGACGATGATTCTTTTACCATTCAGCCGGTACAGGCAGACGGAACCCCGATTACGGGATATACCGGCATCTTCTCCGCAAAGCGTACCTATGACGATACAGAGTATGTCTTACAATGCCCGATAGACGGTTCCGTCGTAGATCTGACGCACGACAAGACCCAGGGCCTTGCCTACGGTGATTATGTATGGGATGTGCAGTTGACATTACAAGACGGGACGCATCAGACCATCGGGCCAGGCAAATTCCATCTGCTACCGGACGTCACGACGACGTAGGAGGTGCCGTATGGATAAAATAAGGGATGTATTGACGGCACGGTCCCCTGCGCTGTCTGCCCGTCTGAGCGCCGGGAATACCCTGACGGTAGGCATGGGCGTAGCTGGGACCAAAGGGACCGTCTATACGCCACACATAACAGATGACGGCATATTATCCTGGACCAATGACGGCGGCCGGGGCAACCCCGCTCCGGTAGACATCAAAGGTCCGAAAGGCGATACCGGACCACAAGGCCCGATGGGGGCACAGGGGCCGGCAGGAAAGGATGCACTGGCAGATACGATACTGAACATGGATATTGATGCGATTTTTTAGGAGGAAACTATGGAAACAAAATTCTTAGATCTCGATGGCCTGAAATATTTTAAAAATAAAATGGATGCGGCGTACGCCGGTAAATACGTACCACAGGGCATTACGATTAATGGCGTCGCACTCAACAAGACCGGCATCACGATTACCGATGATACGAAGCTGAGCAAAACCGACGCGACCAGCCTCTATCTCAGCAAAACGGATGCGGCCAAAACCTATCTCGGTATCAGTGCCAAGGCGGCAACCGCCGGCGCGGCCGATACGGCGACCAAACTGGCTACCGCACGGACCATCAACGGTGTAGCTTTCGACGGGTCAGCCAATATCACCATCCATGCCACGGATAGCACGCCACGTATCGCTACGTCACTCATCGGCGCGGCTAACGGCGTTGCCCCGCTCGGATCTGACAAAAAGATTCCGGCCCAGTACATCCCAGGAGACATTGGACAGGCGGTTGAAGGCTATTACAGCGGCGGAAAATTTTACAAAGAAGCAGCTCACACAACAGAAATCACCGGAGCAGAAAACACATTATATCTGGATATCGGTAGTACGGACCAGGACGTTTACAGATGGACTGGAACCGCCTATGTCCTGCTCAACGACGCTGTTAGCACTGCCGACAAGGCTGTCCGGGATGGCGACGGCAACACCATTACGACGACCTACGTCAAAGTCGTAAGCGGCAAAGGGCTCAGCACCAACGACTACACGACGGCAGAAAAGAACAAGTTGGCCGGACTTAGTAACTACACATTGCCGACAGCTACTTCCAGCGTTTTAGGGGGGGAAAATTGGGAGCAACATCACCGTGTCGTCTGGCGTCATCTCGCTGACGTCTGCTAATGTCACAGCAGCCCTCGGATACACGCCGGCAAATTCGGCCAGCATAGTCACGTACTCGGCGCTTAGCCAGACCGAAATCGACACCTGCTTTGCATAGGAGGTGTCTGTCATGGCAACTAAATTTTTAGATGCGACCGGGCTAAAATACGCAGTCAGTAAAATCAAAACATTGATTGCGGCAAAACAAGACAAACTCACCTTTGACAGCAAGCCCACGTCCGGAAGTACCAATCCGGTCACCAGTGGCGGCGTATACGACGCCATCAACAACGGCATCACCCTCAGTGTAGAGCCGTCCGCTGGGTCCAGCACCTGGATAGAAGTACCGACAGAAGATATGTATGTAGGCGGAACAGAGCCGACCGCAGAGCATACGATTTGGCTTGAAGTCAGCAAATAACAAGGAGGATAACACATGAGTATTTTAAAAGGGATTTTACATCACTGGAATAAAACAAGCAGCGCATATGACACAATTCATCCAGAAACCGAAGTAGCCCAGGTAACGGACTGGAACAAAGGAATCGTCAACACACTAGCAAGCACAGGACTGAGCAGTTTAGTCAACGTATTGTCGTCGGATAGTCTGCTCGCGCTGCTGATAAAAAAAGTATTTGATGCAACAGGTGTTAAATACTCGCTGGGAGAAAACGGATATGTGTGCTGGGGTACCTTCTTTGGCGGAGTAATTACACAGTGGGGAAGTCAGCTAGTAGCTTTAAATGGAATGACTCAGAGCTTCGCTCTGCCGATACACATCTCGTATGCTATGGCTGCTGTGATGACCATGAGATCTGGAGATTTTCCCGGATTTGTGGCTTGCCCATACTGGAC